AAAGGATCTAAGTCTTTAGGATCTTCTACTTTCATGATAATCTGATCATCAAAGAGAAGAATTAGACGAACACCCTTATAAAAGAGCTTTGTCCCTGCATGTTTACCATAACATACATAATCACCCACATTACACCAAGAACCAGCAGGAAACTTGTCTTTATCCATGTAAGCCAGATCTCCTAAAGCAAGTACATGTGCTACTGTAGTTAGATAGGACATGTCATCCTTAGTTGAATCGGGTATAAAGATACCACCTTTGGTTACACTTTTTACTGATATGGGGCGAACCAATACATGAAATCCTGGTAAATCAGGAAGAGGACTAGGATCTGGAGTTTCTTCCAAGTCCGTAATCCAAAGATCATTCTTAATTGCACTACCTAAACCTACTTGTTGCATACTATTCTTCATCCTCCTTATACATACGCTTCTTAATAATATCTGTTAAGTTATCTCTGGCCCATTCTATTCCAGATATGGAGCCAACTACCTGACGATAGTGAGGGTAGTCTTCCGCTAGGCCACTACCCAAAGTAAGTCTAAGATCATTAATTTTATTATTAAACTCACTTACTACCTCATCCCAAATATCCATACCTAGTTGTAGAGAGAACTCTTACGGGTACTTTTCTTTGGATTTGGCATCTCATAGGAAGACTCATCAAATTTACCTAGAGAAGACCGCATTGATCGTGGTCCCCATACAGCAGGTTCTTTGAAGGGATCTCCAAAACTTTTGTCGGTATCCTTTACATGATCAGGATAACCTTTACCTTTCTTCATCATTTTTTATCTCCTTCTGTTGTGCGATAGCCATTTTAACTAGGGCATCAAGACCCTTTATATCAAGTTCTTTATTGTCTTTAATTTGTGAATCAAACAAATCTTTTAATACTTTAAGTACTTCTTTCTCTTCATTCTTGTCCATCTTGAACTCTTCGATAGCAGCTTTACCCATAATCTCTATTTCTTTCATTCTTTCCTTACTGCTTCTATCTGCTTCAGATTTCTCCCGTTTAAGATTATCAGCAGAACCTGTTTTCAACATACTGATAATCTGCTCATTCTCTTCAAGTTCAAGTTTTTTATTCTTGAGTTCAAGCTCTGCTGCATTAGTCATGGTATCCTGTTGCAGTTTTTGTTTCTCCAATTCAACCTTGGCCTGTTCAAGAGAAACAAGCTGTTGTTCTGGAGACTGCGCCTGACCCATTGCCTGATTAGCATTCATAACCTGTTGGGCTGCTTCAGCCATTGCCATTTCTACTGCTGATGGATTACTGGCTGCTTGTGGATTCTGTTGCATCATCTGTTGCGTAATACCACTCATTTGTTCCTGATACTTCATTACAGAATGTTCCTGTATGTTTGACTGAAGTATAGGCGCTATTCTTTCCATAATAGGATTAGCACCATTCATTGGATCTTGAAGATAGGCCATCTTTACTTGTACATGAGCATCATGGTTCTGCCCTGGAAATGCTGCTATGGGTACTCCCTTGGTTGCAGCCATAATATCTGATACAGGGTCCATAGGTTTTGGTTCTATCTTGGGTGGTAGTATTTCTTCTACATTGGGCATGTTAGCAGCATTGAGTATTGTACGGTTCAATGCTTCCAGATTAAACATACCAGGTGGAGACTGTTGTGCCATCTGAAGAGCCATATTAGCCATCATCATACGATGTGCGTTGGATGGAATATTAGGATCAGACACAGGAATAATATCTACACGACCATCAAAGTCTTTCTTGAAAATACTTCTGTCTTCATAGGGAACATCATAAGGATATTCTTCTGGCAGATAATCATAATCTATTCTAGCCAGAATATTAAATTCATCTTTCTGGGATTTATGTAGACGTTTATGTATGGCTGTAAAGAATTTACTGGACGCTTCCAGTAATGCCATTGTGGTTCCAACAGGTCCATAGGAGGCAGCATCAGAAATAACTTGTTCTGTGCTATCCGCAAACTTCTGACCAGCAGTAGCTACGAACTGGAGCATGTTGTATAGAGTAGAGGAAGGCTCTTTATAGGGAAGGGGAACAATAGCCTTTGATAAATCTACACCAGTTGCTTCAACCTCCTTGAACTCGCCAGGAGCAATAGGTTCGTTGTCACCAACCATCCTAACTCCTTTGGCCTTAAAACCTCCAGGTAAATTGGCAAATTGCCCTGCATCTATGAGGGAACGCATAGCTGCTGTGGCACTCATTGTGAGATTGCCAAGGAAGTGTATAAGGCCCAGGCCGTAAAAACCAAAGCCAGGAACAAATCTATAATGCACGAAATGGCTTACTTTTTCTTTGTTCACATCATCTTGCTTATAGTTTCTACGGATACTTAACACCTGTCTGGACTGTTGTTCCACAGTCACAATATAGGGAAGTGCTTCTTCTTCATCCTCAATATTTAAATAACAGTGTTGTTCAAGAAGTATATATTGAGGATCATGATCGGAAGACGGAGATAATCCCAGGATAGTATCCATCTTCTCTGTGAAAGGTGTTATACTAGATGAGGACGGTGTAGGAAGATCTACTTCCTGGTATACACCAGCCCGTATATCTCTTGCTATTTCAATAGGGCTTCTATAGATAACATGAGTATAACGATCTGCATTACCAAGATCAGTTGCATAGTAGGAAACGTAGAACTGATCAATCGGTATAAACTCTGAGTGTGGCCTCTTGGTCGTAGCATCATAATATAGCTTCTTGAAGGCAGAACCGATGAGAGGAAGATGGAATAACATTCTTTCAAACTCATCGAAGTATTCCGGCATCTGTTCCGTAAGCTGATAGTTCATAAAGTTCTGAACACGATTAGCTTGTAATTCTTTTTCTGGAGTGGACGAACCAAATATTCTAGCCTTGACAGGACCGTTTGTAGGAAAGAGTTCACCTGAAGCTTTGGATTGAAACTTTACGGCTGACTCAATTAGAAGGGGATGTACAGCCGTACAAGCACCATCAAAAGGTTCCGACCCTGGCTCCAGTTTAAGACCTAATAGATCAAATCCTCTTTCAAACATGGATTCCCAATCGGCTCTGGAATCCTTATCAGCTTCAAAGTTTTCTATTACATCGCTGGCTATAGCTACCAGATCATCTTCTTCCAGAGTTTCTGCAAGATCACCATACCATTCTGCAATATCTTCTGAAGCTTCCATCTCTACATTTTCTTCTGAGAAGTCTACTATGACTCCTCCATCCGTAGGATCTACTTCAAAAGTAGCATTGGAAGTTTCTTCTACTTCAGGCATAGGAATAACATTGCTTACTTCTTCTGAAATAGTTTCATAAGGATTGCGTTCTGTTGCCATTTACATTATTCCTCTACTACGTCTATACATGGTTGGTCGTCCAGTAACAGGATTATAACCCTCCACATCATCAGGTATTGGTTGTAAATCTATAGGTGGTTCAGGATCTTTAGGTGGTTTAGGAGGGGGTTTATAATTTCCAAATAACTCTGGATATGAATACGCTAGAATCCGTAACTGATTTGCAGTATAATTAGGATTTACATCCAGAGGAAAATCTTTATAATATTCTTCCATTGGTTTTCGATCTTCATCTTTATACCATTCATCCTCTTCAGGATCAATATTATAATACTTTTGCATTGGTGTTCTTGTATCTTCTGGTTCTGGTTCAGGATCTGGAGGGATAGGTATAGGTATAGGTGGATCTATAATAGGTGGAAGAGGAGTTACTTTACCACCTGTCTCTCTTTCATATAACGGCTCATTTGTATAAGGATTAAAATATCTACCCATATAATCCTTAACGAAAAGTGAACCTAGTCCTCTACCGCCACGTTCTATTAAACTATGTAGAGAAGGTATTCTATCATATATATCACTTACTGTTTCACGATATGGTGTTTTAACACCGAATTCTTTTTCTACAATATCTAATAAAGATGAGGTTAGTCCTTTTCCTTCATTAAACATTCTTGCAGCAGGTGCAATAGGACCAAAAGCTATTCCTTGTCCAATCAAACCAAGTCCTTGTAATAGACCTCTAAATCTTGAAGAATCTAAATAAGTCTGTTGAGGTCCAATAGCAGCACCACCAGTAAGACCTAAATGAGCAAGATCTCTTGGAGAAAGAGTTGTTGTACTATAACGCTTTAAACTTGGATCATTTGCATTAAATTTTGATAGTAATTCAGAAGCAGTAAGGTGTGGATTTTCTTTTGCTATCTGTTCATATTCAAGTCTTGCTGCTCCCTTTGGACTTGTAATATCCATTAAATTATATTTTTCTGGATCATATTCTTCTCTAGTAACTGCCGATGGTGTTGAAACTTCAAAATCACCACGAAGTCCTTTACCATGAGTTTTAAGTCCTGTATCTTCTAGTCGGTTTGCATACTTATAATCAGGTCCACCAGGAATTTGATATAGATTAATTGCTTTTTGTACTGATTCTAGTAAATCACTACCGAATTTATACCTCTCTTGTTCTGGACTTACTTCAAAATCTACTCCTTCTTTTGAGTATTCAACTCCTGCTTTTGCCCTATCTTCATGATAACCTTTAACTAAACTATCTATAACTGTATTATCCAGAGATGACTTTTTTGGATCATCAATTAAACTATCCATCATTCTTTCATAAACAGTTTGCGCCCAGTTACGCTCTTTAGCTTTTTCTTCTTCTTCTTCTGCTTCTCTCATTTGTTCAAGTTTTCTTAGCTGTTCCCCTATAAGAGTAGGGTCTTCCAACATCATAAGATTAGGATCGTCAGGATTGTTCCAGCCTAATCCTCCAGCATAATAAGAGTCATCAGCCTGTTCAGAGTCATCAGGTGCATCAGGATCACCCATAGCATAAGCAGGAATACCATTAACCATTCTACCGCTGCCACCCAAATCTTTAAGAAGATCACCCTCACTAGGAGTAATATAGGACAACTCATGGGGTTGCCCCTTAATACTTATATTCTTTTGTATAGAAGATAGACCACCATCAGCCATAGGTATTTTAACCTTGAAAGGACCAGCGTCTATTGTTATAGGATCTGGTTTTCCTTCAGCCATTTGACTGGCTTTTCGAGCAGCCAGTGAAAATAAACCTGCCATTTATTATGTTCCCTCTTTGTAGTCGTGCTACTATTATACCATACTTTTGCCTATTTCCCAAATCTTTCTTATATACTCCAGTATGTTGCTCTCCTCTTTCTTTCCTCATCTTCATATTCAGGATCATCTGGATGGGTAAGATGCCAGGAATCTTTCATGTAGTGTACTGCCATTGTGAGGGCATCTACCTGATCATCATGGGCCGCATTTGGAAACCTTATAAGTTCTTCTATGAGATCATCAGCCCACTTCTTACCCTTGGGTATCCATAGCCTACCCGCTTCCATTATGGGCGTAGCTGCATAAACTCTGGATACCTTATCACGATCAGGGAGATACTCCATAACCGGAAGTCCAGCCCTACGCATGTCCTGTATGAGAGACTGTCCTGATGCTTTCTTTTCAATCATACACACATCAGGCTTATGTTCCTTGTAAAGCTTCTGTGCTATACGTCTCAGTTCTGGATATTCAAACCTGCCTTTGATATTTCCCAGAAGAAGGAG